ATGAGCCAAATCACTGTTTACCAAACCGATGCCGATGGCGCGTATGCGCATGAAGCCTATGCTCACGAATTCCCTCTTGAACCCGGCGTATTCAACGTCCCGTATGGCGCGAGCCTGGTTCCGCCGCCCTTGGTCGCCGATGGACAAGTGGCTGTCGCCGTCAGCGGGGATAGCTGGGTCGTCATGGCCGACCATCGCCGTACCACACTCTACCGAATCGATAACGACGAGCCTTACGCGTTCGGCGCGGTCGTCAACGTGAACGGTCAGCCCGTACGGTATTCGGGACTGGGGAACATCCCCGACTGGCTTACCGACGTAGTGCCTGTCGCTGCATCAGAGGCACCCCAATCATCCGAGATTTGACACAGGTAGGGCCGCACTTAGGCTATTTGGCAAGCAGTACTGGCAGTATTGCCAGCAGCACACCCACGGCGGCGGCGATCATTGCGCCGCACCGTAGGGTAAGAGTGTTGAGTAGGCGCAATTCGAGTTCCCGTAAATCGCCTTTGGTGGCGGTGTCGGTAGCTTCGTGCGAATCGCGTACCGCAGCAGCAATCGCTGACGCTTGCTTGCGATCAACGCCAGCCTCTTCCAAGGTTTCGACGAATTTCAGCGTGTCAAAGGTAAGCGCCATTCTCGATGCTCCGGGTGAGCGCTTAAGTGTAGCACCACCCTTTCCAACTCCAACATAGGAACATCATGATTGAACAAACGAGTACCGCCGCCAAGGCAGGTGCGACCATTGGTGTCGGCGCTGCCGGAACCACTTACACCTACCTAGGTTTGCCGATGGCTGATCTAGTAGGACTAATCACGATTGTCTACCTGCTGGTGCAGACTATCCGCACACTGGCCCCGCTTCTAGCCGATCTGCGCCGCTGGTTCAAGCGTCGGGGGGCCTAATGAGCAAAGCCACGGAAGCCGCGCTCGCTGCGCTGCACGGCGCGGTGGCTAACGAACTGACCCGGCGAATCAAGGACAGCGAAGCCACCGCTGCCGATCTCGGCGCGGCGATCAAATTCCTCAAGGACAACCACATCACCGCCAGTATCGAGGACAACCAGGCGCTCAGTGAGCTGAAACAGAAACTGGGCGAGCGGTTAGCGAAGCGCGAGCCGCCTGTCCTGTCCACGTACCTGAGCGCCGCCCCCAGCATGGCCGACATTGACGACGTGCTAGACGGGATTGAACGGCAGACGATGCAATGAGTCAGCGCGAAGGGGTCGAACAGGCGCTGGTTCGTTGGGAGATGCTGGAATTGGTGCAAGCCGCGTACCGCACCTTCACGCCGTTCCTGGAAGACGTGATGGCTGAGCTAGGCTTCACCACCACCGAGGTACAGAAGGACATCGCGTCGTTCTTGGAACACGGCCCGCATTACCTGATGATTCAGGCTCAGCGCGGGCAGGCGAAGACCACGATTACCGCAGCGTTCGCCGTCTGGCGCTTGCTGCACGACCCACGCTCGCGCATCCTGATTCTGTCCGCAGGCGGTACTCAAGCCAACGAGATATCCACGCTGGTTGTGCGCATCATCATGACCATGGAAGTGCTGGAATGCCTGCGCCCGGACCGTAATGCGGGCGACCGCACGTCGGTAGAAGCCTTCGACGTGCACCACTCCCTGAAAGGGTTGGATAAGTCGCCCAGCGTGGCATGCGTGGGGATTACCGGGAACTTGCAAGGCAAGCGTGCCGACCTGCTGATTGCCGATGACATCGAATCGCAGAAGAACTCGCAGACTGAGCATCAACGTCAGGCGTTATTGAACCTGACGCGGGACTTCCCCAGTATCTGCGCCACGGGGCGTATCGTGTACTTGGGAACCCCGCAGTCGGTGAATTCGATTTATAACACGCTACCCGGTCGCGGCTACACGGTGCGCATCTGGACGGGACGGTTCCCGACGCCTGCACAGATCGAGAACTACGGCGACCTACTGGCCCCGTGGATTACCCGCAAGCTGGCGGCATCCCCAGAACTGGGGGAACCCCGCCACGGCCCACTGGGCGACCAAGGCGCGCCGACCGATACCGCACTGCCAGCCGGGTCCGAGGACTTCCTGTGCAAGAAGGAAATCGACCAGGGGCCGAGCTACTTCCAGTTGCAGCACATGCTGAACACCAAGCTGGCGGATGCGGACCGCTTCCCCTTGCGCCTCATCAAGGTACAGAGCGTACGCGTGGCGGGCGATCTCTTCCCGATGACTATCCAGCCGGGCCTGCTGGCCCAAGAAACCATCGCCTACGAGATCAACGGCACCACGTACAAGCTGGCCGTTCCCAGCAGCATTTCTGATGAGCGTGCCAAGCTGCAAGGCACCGTCATGTTCGTAGACCCGGCAGGCGGGGGCAAGAACGGCGACGAGACCGGCTATGCGGTCGTGGGCTTCCTGAACGGCAACATCTGGGTGTTGGACGTAGGCGGCGTGGCGGGCGGGTACTCGGTGGACGCATTCAAGCGACTGGCCGGGGTGGCGAAACACTGGCAGGTTAACCGCATCCTGATCGAGAAGAACTTCGGTCACGGAGCCTACCTGCACACGTGGCTACCCATTCTGCGCGGCGAGTACGCCGACGTGGGTAGCGGCGGCTGCGCCTTGGAGGAAGTCTTCGAGTCCGGCCAGAAGGAGCTACGCATCATCGACACGCTGGAACCCGTCATGGCGCGTGGTGCGTTGATCTTCAACGACGACATCGCCCGCAAGGAACCCGCGTCACTCGCAGGGTACCCGCTGGACAGGCGCAGCACGTACTCGCTCTTCCACCAGATCGCCTTCATCACTCGCGAGAAGCAATCGCTGACCCACGATGACCGTCTGGACGCGCTAGCGGGTGCCGTGCGGTACTGGGTGCGCCTGATAGGCATCGACCAGCAGGCCGCGATAGCGCGCCAGCGTGAGGCGGAATTCGAGGCGTGGCGCAAGAACCCACTGGGCCATCCGAACACGGCTGCGCCTAAGCGCGGTTCCCTCATGAACCGCTATAAACGATAAAGGAACCCTATGAACTATGTAGATTTACCCGACCTGCGTCATATCGTGCGTGGCTTCAGCCTTCGGGTCGATGCCGCACGCGCCATCTCGCAGGTGGAGATTAGCGCCGCTGGCGGCGTGGTCTCAACCGAGGCTGCCGAGAATCTGCGCGACTTCTTTGTTGCCGCTGCCAACGCTGCCGATAAGGCCGCAGGAGGTAACGGCAGTCGCGTTAAAGTGCCGAAATAATGGCGCGGTGGACTAAGAAGGACGCGGCGACGACGGTTGCCGCTGCCACGATCTTCGCCACGGGCCTAGTCACCCACTTTGAAGGCACGCGAACCACCGCCTACCGCGACCCGGTAGGCATCCCCACGATTTGTACCGGTCGCACCGAAGGCGTAGTGATGGGGCAGGTGCGTAGTCTTGCGGACTGCGAGGACATGCTACGCGAGGACGTGGATACCGCCATGGCAAGCGTACTGGCCTTGACCCGCGTCCCGCTGAACGAACACGAATTGGCCGCGTACACCAGCTTCGTCTACAACGTCGGCCACGGTGCATTCGCCCGGTCTACCCTGTTAAAGAAGCTTAACGCAGGCGACCGCGAGGGGGCGTGCAATGAGTTACCGCGCTGGAACAAGGCCCGTGGCCGCGTGCTGCCGGGGCTGGTCAAGCGCCGGGCGGCTGAACGCGAGTTGTGCCTGACACCTGTCCGAGGTGTCGCATGAGCCTTGGTACCCGCATTCTTGCTGCCCTGCTGCTGGTCTTTATCTCAGTGGCGGCGGTACAGACGCACCGGAACCGGGCACTGAGCCGCGACCTCGCCGAGGCGCAAGCTGAGGTGACCGTGCTGGAACACTCGCTTACCGCGACCCGTAACAGCCTGAACGTCTACATGACCCGTGCCAAGGCAACCGCCGAGCGGGCCGATCAGAACCAGAAGGAGTTAACCCGTGCGCTACAAGCCAATCCTGACTGGCGCGACGGTCCTGTGCCTGACGCTGTTTTCGACGGGTTGTACAGGGGTCGCCCGCCAGCTACCGCCCGCAGCGCTACTCGCTGATTGCCCGGAACCGGCACCGCCTACCCAGCGCACCAACGGTGCGTTGGCCCAGTCTGTGCTGGACTATCAGATCGCGCTGGATAGGTGCAATGATGATAAGGCGGCGTTAAGGGCTTGGGGGGAGTAGGTGCGGTGGGCAGTTACTCCTTAATCCTGCACAGCGCGTACTCTAGCGCGTCATGCTTGTACTGCTCGGCAAGCCGGTTCGTCTCGTCTAAGTAGTGCTTCCATCCAGCCACCCGCATGTCAAGTTCCCGTTTCCACACAGATAACTCAGAATCTGAGCAATTCTTCCTTGCCGCGCACAAAGGTACATTAGGTTTGATTATGTAGGGTGGCTTCTGAAATGGCGGCGAAGGTGCCGCACAGTGCGCCTGCACAACGGTAGGCGCGGCCAGTGCCAAAAGGAACCACACTTTTATCCTCATGTTCTCCTCGTTGGGGTTCTGTCGGTGTTCCTATTCTAAACTGCCCGGCAACACCAACCCCGGCACCCGGTACTTCTGCACCGCCTCTACTAGAGGATGCAACGGGAAGGCCAGCCCGCCATAACGTCGGGACACTTTCCCACTGGCGTGCCCAGACAAGGCGTCCGAGACCTCCTCGGAAATCAGCAACGCACGGCAGTGGTCCTTGAAGGAATGCCGGAAGCTGTGGAATACCAGCTTCGGGTCAGTGATGCCGCAGACAGTGCGTAGCGACCGGTTGAACCACCTACCGAAGGCGGACCCGACGATGCCATCGGGGTACGGGGATAAGGAAGAGAATAGGCGAGGCTTCCCATGCTGTGCCTGTACGAAGCCCAAGAAGCCCCGTGCGATCAGTTCCTCATGGATGGGTACCCGACGCACGCTGCCGATGTTCTTGACCTTCTGCCCTTCGCCCGAATCCGTAATCCGTAGTACCCACGCCTTCCTATCCGTCCCAGCCTCATCCATGTAGACCTCCTCGTAGATGTCTTCTGGGTGGAGTTGACACAATTCCTCCCGCCGTGCGCCGTAGAACAGCGCCAGTAGCGGAATCCAGTACGCGGCAGCGTGACCTATGTGTTGAGGCGCAGGCTCCCCTGAGTACGGCGGCAGCGTAGAGAAGATCGTCTGTAAGTCGCGCAGGGCGAACGGATGCCGGGCATCCTTGGCATCGCGCTTGACCCGTATCTTCACGCCTTGGGCCGGGTTGTATTCCAACTCACCATTAGCAACGCCGAAGTTCAGCAGCACATTGAGTACCGTCAGGTACTTATTGGTGTTCACGCCTGTCTGGCCGGACGCCAGTAGTTCATCCTTGAACGCCACCGCGTGCGCCCGCGTGATGTTGCGCGGCAGGATATCGCCCACCAATTCCGTGAACCGGCGGATGGCGCGCCGCGTGGCCGCGATGGACTTGAAGTCCGGCTGCCGCTCCCTCTCCCACTTGTCCGCCAAGTCATCGAGCGTCGTAGCGTCTACGGCTGTCTCGGCGACCTCTGGCGGCTTTTTTGTATCTGGGGGCGGGGTAGGTGCCGGGACCGGCGGAACGGCCTGCTGTGGGGCTTGCCCGGGCTTCTGTGAGGGTTCTATGGGTAACACAGTATCCACGAACAGCACGGGCTTCTGCGCACGTGCCAGGCGGAACTCATCATCCAGTTCCAGACCGAGCCGTCTGCACATCACGACTGCCGTTCGGCGGTCGCTGGTGCCGAGCGCCTTGGTGATCTCGCGCCTGCCATACCGCGCTTGTAAGTCCTGCGGGATACGCCTGCGAAGGAAGTACCGGGTACCACGACGTTGAAGATGCGTGCACAT